ATTATCGACGCGACCATCCTGCGACACGTCGACAGATGAACTGACGGATGCGCGATTCAGGAAAAAGACAGGAGTCGTCGAGTTTACTGTCTGTCGGTTTAGTAGTGTATCGATTCGGTCCACGATGCCCTTGATACGCGCCATCGAGACTGCACCAGACTGCGTGTCCCAGCACCACACCTGGTGCACGGAACTGGTGAGGATTCGACCGCCACACATGGCTGTGGTGTCGTCCTGTCCATTGTCAGTGTGACGTACCACGATGTATGGAACCTGTGGCTGTCGGAGGCTGATCGGATCCTTCTCAGGAGCCAAGTACAAATAGATGCCCTGCTGGTACGAAGGCGATCGGTTGTCTACCGCCAGCAGTCCCTGGAGCGTTGCATCAGCTGTGAGCGTGTCGAATATCCATTCGTCGACTACGAGTGATTCAACCATTGAAGTACTTCCTCACTACACCCTGAAACACTGCCCATGCCTTCGTGGATGCCGGTATCGCGAACGGTCTGTTCTTCTGAAACTCCAAGATTTTGCCATAAGGCGCCGCGATGCTGATCACGTATTCGTAGTCATTGACTTTGCCGATGGTAATGGATGTCCGAAGGAATGTCGTGCGAACTGCTGGTGCTTCTCCTGGCGCAGATGCTTGATAAATTGTCTGCGTTCCTGGGAGCTTGTATCTTCGTCCTGACTTCGGTCCAGTCATCAGTGCAATCATGCCGGTAAAAGCAGCACTCACTGCCTTTTGCAAAAATACAGCCAGCATGCGAAAACGCTTCTCCGCATCGTCAAAGCCGGAGAGGTCGACCTTGACGGTCATGGCGCCAGGACCTCGATGAGTAAGGGACCGAAGCGGCGCACGGTAGTCGACACGGTGAAGGACAAAGTCAAGCGAATCACAGCTGCTGTTGGATATGCAGCAGGGTTCAGGATCGTCACAATACCCTGCGAGGAGAGAGACTTCGTGAGTGTGGCTGTTCCTGTCACAAAGCTATACGCGACGCCTGTGGCAGCATTCGTGTATGTCGCCGCGAGAGTGCCTGTCGTGATGTCAATCGGTGAGCCGTTTGAATCCACCAATCGCACCACGTACGTGTGCCAGTCACCCGTCCAGGCTGCGAGCTGCACAACCTGTTCCGGATCTTCGGTGATGTTGATGATGTTCACACTCATGCTGGCCTCACATACAATCTCAGCGGTCCAAAGATCTGCGTGTCGGTTGCTCCGGTTGTCCTGGTCACAGTCACAGTGTACGTGCCAGACGTGTTGGTCACCGTAGTCGTGAGACCGAATGATAATCGCCCATTGTCCGCATAGGTCGCAGTGCCGGCATACGACGCCACGAGTGTTCCCGTTGAGCTGTAGACCTTCGCCGTGACGGTCGCGCCAGTGATATCGATGCCAGTCCCATTCGCGTCAGTAACCTGGACATCAATGCTCGTGGCGGTGCCGACATTGACATCAAGCGGCTGATCAGCACCTAAGCCATCAGCCAGGAGTTGATACGGTCCGATGTGTACGCTGGTCGCAGCTGACACTGGCGTCAACAGATCTGCGGAAATGTAATCTGTACCGTTGTGAAGGAGAGCGCCAGAGAGCTCGGTAGCAGCTGCTGTTGAATCGACAATCGCGTGGATGTTAGCCTGGATATGTTGACTTGATCCGACATCCACAGGACGATTGTCGACCGTAGTTTTTAGAAGTCGTGCGCCCATTGATCCAGCAGTTGTGTACGATGACGAAACAGCATCAAAGACAGCAGACGCTGTCTGCGCTGCCGTCAAGCCACCACTTGAAAGTGTAACGGTCAAGACTGCTCCATTCGTACCAGAAGCACCACGCACCACGATCGTCACATCAGATGCGCCAGCCGCGAAAGCTGCGTTAGGCACATCCAAACGATACACGCCCGGCACGAGGGAGGAATCAATCTCCGCAAAGCCACCAGAAGACCACGCGCCTGTTGCTGTCTGCGTGACCAGCGTAATAGCCACCGGAGCGCTCTGGTTGCGGACGTAGTAAGCCGCTAGACCGGAGGTGGCAAAGGTTAGCCCTGTAGCACCGAGGTAGAGTTCGATGCTTTGTGAGGTTGAGGCGGGAGCGATTGTGATGGCTGATGCGTTGCGCTCGGTTGGGTTGTATACGGGGTTGATGGTTGCTAGTGTTTTGTATGTAGATGCTCCAGCATCTGGTGATGTACCAGACCAAGGGAATCCATAGATGTCTGTTGTTGGCGCACCACTAGCAGTACCAAACGATGTATTTGCACCACCTAATTGCGTTGCGTATATAGCCGACGTATTTAAACCATTGATTAAGGAATAACCGTCTTCTATGCCAGCATCATAACTATTGGACGATGTTACAGACGTTGCTACTTGAAACATTGAACTATTCATCAGTCGATTATATTCCTGCACAATATGTCCAGTAACTGATGAGTTCATTGCACTATTTATTCCAACAAATAAACAGTTTCTCACGTACGTTGGGTATGTCAAAGACCCAGATGCACTCTGTATCGCTGTAACTGGCTGATTTATAAATGTGCAGTTAAAAACGGATACAGACACACTTACCAAGTACAACAAAGCACCTAATGTCCCAGAGTAAAATAAACAGTTTTTTACAGTTGTTGCATCGGAAACATTGTTTCCAGAAAGTCCAACCATTGGAGTACCAGAATAGTTAACCTGCCCACCACCCATTACACATCTATCGATTGTCGCATTTAGTGCTAATGAAGCAGGGGCGCTCATATTTATTAAAGGCGCACCATATCCAGTCTGACGAAATGTGCATTTTGTAAAACTATTGTTCTGCCCTAAAAGCAAATCTACACATCTTGCAAGAGTTGAATTACTAGTGTTTTCAAATGCAATGCCAGAGAATGCTAGATTTGATTTAGCCGACCCATTTACTAAGACTCCACTAAAGACAGACGCTCCACTGGAAGCGACATTTGTAATAAATACCTTTCCAGCAGTCAAACCACTAAACTGTGTACATAGCGGGTCACCTATTATATTTGTAGCGGATGAATAAGTACCGCCAATTACAATCTGTGCAGCATAACGCCCCGGTGCAATATAGACGGTATCCCCACCGGTTATACCTGTCGCTCCTAATGCCTTAACTATTGTTGCCCACGCTTGTGCTGTGCTTGAACCAGTACCAGCATTACCATCATTGCCATCAGGACGAACATAATACGTTGCCATTAGAATGAATCCCCGTATGCAATTTCACGCGCCATAATCGAACTGAATTGAGTAACGTAAGCGGTCTGAAAGTCTACTGATTGAGTTGGCCACCAAGCAAAGACGCTCGTGCCATCAGGCCCGAAAGTACCCAGTAAGATATTGTTTTCATCGTAGATATCACCAAAGACAATCCAGTCACCGGGAACGTTAGGATTCGGCTCGATTCGATAGTTCTGGATGTTCATTTGCCCACCTTCAAACTGTTCGCCTGCACACCCTTGAACGGCATCGTGAGGAACGCCAGCACACTAGAAACCGCAGCGGAGACACCCGCCGCTACCGCCTTGCTGCCGTAAAGTGCCAGCACTGCGCCCAGCTCAGATATATCTTTGGCTTCAGCGGTGCGTACCCCATCGCCGAATACGGAAGTGAATGCAGCTACGAATGCCACGATCACAACGACCACGAGTCTCTTGATTGATATGCTGTTCATCTTTGTATGATCGCCTCCAAAGCGCTGACCTTGTTCTCAAGTTTACCGAGTCGCTGTTCGATGCGGCGCACTTCCTGCTGTTGACCATCGAGCGTCGAGATGATGTGTGCGACCTGAGTCTCCAGGCGCGTCAGCCTGACCTGCAATGCCACCCAAGCGGCACCGATTGACATCGTCGTGATAAACGCTTGGATACCGATTTGGACCCACATCTCTGGACTCATGCATACACCCCATCAATAACTTCACTCATATCATGGTGCGATGGAGTCGAAGCTTGCACCACGCAGTGGATACACTTAGCCGTTTGTCCTGGCGCGAAGTCCGATGGTTTGACTGACTGCGTTCGTGTGGCCGTAGTCTGATCCGATCACCTCGTAGTATGGCGCGAGGTTCTGCGGATTTCCGCTGGTGTATATCCTGTCATCGGCCTTGACCTCGATGTCTGGTGAACACGTGAGCGTCCATGTGCCAGACTGCTCGATCATGCCGCCGACCACACCTTCGGTGTCGCCTGTGTTGGATATCGTGCCACGGATTTCAGCGACCTGTATCCAGTGTTGTGACACGCCACCGATGCCATCCGCCGCATTGACGGTTCGCCAGATCGCGACACGGTCTGCGTACGAATACGCCTGGATCGCGTTCTTGAGCGCGGTGCTGTAAGCTGCCGGGATCATACGAACACCATCGGTGAGAAGCGCTTCGCCTGGTCAAGACAGTGCTCACGGAGCACGGCCATCTTTGCGTCGACCTGACCATCCTTGACATCAATTAGGTGCGTGATGCTGGACGCTTTGCGTATCCACCCCTGTCGCGCAGCTGTGCGGATGTCATAACGCTCAATGTTGGCGGGTCCGATGTCCTGCCACAAGAGGTCACCACTTCCGTCATTGACGCTGTAGCCGGTTGTCCTGGTCCACTGTGGAAACTGTGGCTCAGTGGCGCTCGATGTCCCTGCGATAACGCACTGGTAGAGTCTGCCATTCGCGACAGTCGGGATGATGATGTCCCCGACCACGAAGGCTGTGGATGCAGACCAGACAGCCCAGCGAGCGTGATCGTCCACGAGCTGCTGTAGTGCAGTCGAATCCAAGAACGGGTATTGATCGGATGCGACCATCCAAGCGAGACGGTCGAGTGCTTCTGTCCGAGTGAGTGGCATGGTTTACATCCTAAAAACAAAAAGGGAACGGGATAACCCGCTCCCCTTGACTGCGAAGGTGCTACAGACTAGCTGGCGCTGGCCTGAAGAACGATGAGCGAACCAGGAACCTGTGATGCGACAGTCGCATTGACGTTTCCGATGTCGAAGGCGTTGAACGCATAGCGCTCGGTTGCCTTGAACGTAAGCGCATCCTCGATGAACTTGACCTGGTCAGAGACCTCAACGCTCACGCCACGACGATCGCCGAAGGCGACACCCTTGGAGAGGTCTCCGAGGACTGCGAGGTCGACGCTTGCTCCGGTAGCAGATGGCATGTTCTGAACGAAGCTGATCGGAATACCGAACAGTGTTGGCTCAGTGCCATAGGCATTTTGGATGTCCATGATGGCGTTTCCACCGAGTGCGATGAGCTTGTCGGCGCATCCGTTGTAGAACACGGACTTATGCATGAACCAGCGAGGATTCGTGGCATATGGCTGAAGCTTCGCGACCATCGACTGCCAGTTTGCGAGCGTCAAGCTCGAAAGTGCGGACGATGAACCAGAAGCACCAACGACCATCGATGCGATGTTCGCGTATGTTGCAGACAGTGCCTTGATCTTTGGCATGATTCCCGTGATGGAACCATAGGTGCTCGTACCATCGCCCTGGAATGCAGCGAGGTCTTCAGCAGCTGCGAGGCCGTACGCGAAATCCTGCGCCAGCATCGCACCAAAGTCGATGACCGTGTCTTCGGACAACTCTTTGGAGACGATGGTCAAGATTGCGAGTTTCTTCGCCAGCAGCTGTACTTGGCTGAAGGTGACGTCACTGGCGGTGATGGCCGTTGCTTCACCAGGATAATAAGTCGTGGTGCTGGTCGATGCATTTGGCACGTTGAGCGTGTCAGACGTCATCGGATAGATTCGGCTGTAGCGACGTGCAACACCGAACTCGTTGCGGAGCCAGATCAAGCTGGACGAAACGATTTCAGGAACCGTGAAGCCACCTTCACTGTTCGTGCCTTCGGTCTGCGACTTGATGCCATTCTCTGCACACCACTTGGCTGCTTTGGCGTTGCCAAGAACAGAACCACGGACCCACTGTCCAAATGCATAGGCCTTGAAGTTTGCTTCGTCACGGGTTCCTGGGAACGGGTTGCGTGTTACTCCGCCAGACTTCCATGGCTCAGACTTTGGCGCTTCGGATGCGACAGGAGCAGGCACGGAGCCGAACTCGCGAAGCATGTCGATGCGCTCAGAGAGAGACTTTGCGGATGCGTGGAGGCGATTCGCTTCGGACATGTCGCCGCCGTTGATGAGGACTTCTTTAGCAGCTGCGATAGTAGACTGTCGCTGTGCTTCGAGTTGTTCAATGTTCATTAGGATAACTCCAGGATCATGAGCTGGCGGAGGAGAGCGTTCTTCGCTTCGTCCACTTCGCTCGGTTGGTCGACGATGGTTACATCTTCGCTCGACGCTTCATCCCGAAGCTCGGACCAGATGGTTTTTGCGAATCTTAGCGACTCGCTACGTGAGAGACGAACTGCATCCCGCAGACGTCGCTCCACTTCTCGGATGGATGTCGGACGCTCGTGCATAGCCTTAAGGCTTTGTGCTTCCGCTGCCGGATCCTTTACTTTGCTGTTCAGTTCCTTGGCACGGACGGCAAATGCATCGATGATTGCATCCACATGTCCACTGCCGAGTCCACTGTCATATGCAGCTGTAACACCTGCACAGAGACGCTCGTAGAGCGCCTCGAGTCCTTCATGGACCATTTCTTTGTCAAGGTCGCCGTAGACGTTCTCGACAAAGGTTGCAATGTCTTCGCCAGGTGCGACTGGAATCATCATCTCTTCTTCCATGCCATCATTCTCCATGTCGCCATACATGTCTTTTAGACTTTTGACCATGTTCATCGGTTCAGCAGGTGTCGGTGTGAGCGAAGCCTCACCGATTGGCCAGCGTGTGATTTCATAGCGGCCATCGGCCATCTTCTTCCGCTCGACCATGTGACCCGTGGCGCCGGACGAATATCCAAGCTTGCCAGACTTCGCGAGGTCGGCAATCATCTTTTGATACTCATCAGCCATCTGGACCTGAGCTTCGTACCATAGACCTTTGTCATCTTTTGTGATGAAACCGAATCCGATTTGCGACTTCCCAATAGTGCGGTCTTGACCATGATGGTAATACAGGTTCATCGGCTCACGTACACCTGTAGTAAACGGTCGACCGAAGTCTGTATTTTTTGTGAAATAATCGCCCTCTAGGTCAGCGCCACCGAAGCGCACCAGGTAACCACGCACAATACCTTTATCGTCCGCTTTGATTGCACTTCCGAAGCTCACCAGTGTCTGCATCATAACTCCTTGACCGGCACGACCACGGCCTGTGGTCCCCACTCATTATTCGGCACCACTTTGCCAAATGCACTGAGAGGTGTGCCTGTCTCCCACAAACGATACCGAGAAGGTCCAAGGACCTGCCGACGCTCCGCCTCACTCAACATCCTGAACTGCTCTTCCTTGTCCGGCATCTCTTCCGGTTCATCGAAGCTCCCTGGCGGAAGTCCTGCAAGTTCGGCGTATGTCGGTGTGATTGGAATCACCGTACACCTACAGTTTGGATGCGAAGGTACAACATCTGCAACTGGATTCGGATCTCCGTGCAGTGACCAGCACACAGGGCACACGTTAACATCACCAGCTGAGATGCGGCGCCAGCCACGAATGATGCTGAGGTTCGCCTCGAAGGTCTGTCGCTGTGCTTCTCTGTTGGCACGAATCATCTCTGTTCGTGCGATAGTAGCAGCTCGTGAAGGAGCGAGAGTTTCGTACGTCCTCGACATCCTTCGTGCGACCTGGAGCGGATTGAGACCTTGCGCGATGCCGATCGTGACGTGGTCCAGTGCGAACGGCCCTATCGCTTCGAACAGCACTCCAAGCGGTGAGCCGTCAGCCGCGAAGCCGACGACGTTCGTTATCGCTTCGACAGGGAGCCGGTTCCACATCAGATCAGCCGTGAGACTCACGCTTTGAGGGACACCAGCGACTGCTCGCACGAGATCCTCCTGGATGTCAAGCGACAGCTGTATGGCGCGTCGTTGTCCGTTTGTTGCGATGTCGGTCGCCTGTGGCGCCCATCGTGCGACTTCATCAGCCATCTGCACATTGAGCGCCTCGAGGCGGAGCATGTACTCGCTTAGGCCAGTGATGTCCTCACCTGCTGCCTGTGCTTCCTCGATGGCGGCTGTCACCGCTTCGAGGCGCTTGAGGTTGTCAGCCTGGAGAACACCGTATGTCCTGCTCATCTCAGCGAGAGCAGCGTTCTCACGGTATCGGAGCTTGTTCCTGTAGCTCTCGTTGACTTGATAGATGTCAGGCATCGGTGTCAGTCAACTCGTATCCGTAGTATGGATGGTACGACTTCCCGTTCTCCTTCGGCGCCATGCGCTTCAAGATCTCTTTGCGCGCAGCTGTAGCCCAGCGATATCCAGCATCGCCACCCCATGCAGCCCATGCGACACGACCAGCGGACGGATAACCATCCTCACCTGGTCGGAAACCTTCCGCTTGTTTGTCTACTTCGTGACGCCTGAAAAACGAATACATACGAAGCACAGTCGACTCGGACAACTTCTCACCACTGATGATCTGATTCGCCCTGGCCCATGCCACGGCTGTCCCGCCATCACGACCAGCATCACGCCACTCGATGGCGCGCTGTGCTTCTTCCTTCATGTCCTTCGACGGAATGAACTTCAGTCCTGGCTCAGCATCGTCGAAGGCCTTCGTCTCTTCCTGGCGAACAGTGACAGGCAACAGACCGAGGTGCTGGATAGAGTTCAAACCGACAGCCTGGAGTGCCGCTTCTGGTTCAAAACCAGCACGAATCAAAGCACCAGCAGCGCCGACCAGCTTCGCAGTTTCATCGGCAGTTCGAGCTGTCGATACAGGCGCAGCATCAGGGACCAGAAGTTCCTGCGCGCCGATCTGCACAGGGACAGCGGTTGGGTGATAATAGCCTTCGTCATCATCGGATGGCGTCACACCAGCGACACGCTTCGCGGTTGCTAGGTCCACGATGCCACTCTTATAGAGTCGCTCCGCTCTCTCTGCGTCCTCATTGAGATCCGCTTGAAGCGCCGGAACATTTGACACGTCGAACTCGAGGTAGTCGCCAGGCTGCGTCTCTTCGTAGTCTGGAAGCAGCGCGATGGTCAGCGCTTCGGACATCTGGCGCATCAGCGGTATCATCCCGTCAGTCCACGCACTCCTGGTCGCTTGCTCGAGGTTGCTGTAGGTTGCGCGCTCGAGACCGCTGCCGAGTTGAAGGACCAGCGGATTGAGACCGAGAGCTGCACAGACGCGCTCCTCCGGTTTGCGGCGAATCTCATCGAAGGCCATCTCACTCGGTTTGTGGCTGACCTGCTCGACCTTGAATGGTCCAGTCATCACCAACACGCTGCCGGCATTGTCGCCAGTGAAGTCCTGCTGTAGTTTCCGCTTTGTCTGTCTGGCATCGTCTTCGGACAAATCCTCGACACCGCCCTTGTAGTCTGGTCCGACCATAATCGATGGCATGCCACCGTTGCGAACCATGCCGAATGCAGCTGATGCGGCGACGTTATCGGTGGCGATCTCACGAAGAACAGATGTGACAGGAGAGCGCCCGAAGCGAGAGTCCTGCGGATCTCGACCATAGCGGATGTGAATCATGTCCTCGAGCGCGATGTCGTACGACGTGCCATCAACCGTGTACTGATACTTGATGAGCGGATTGACCTTATTGCCGACAGGCCGGACCATGTCAGCCGCTAGGTATTGCAGACCGACGACACGACCAGACACGCGCACCTTGCGGAAGTATGCGTTTCCGAGAAGCTGGTAGTCAGGGAGAATCCACGACCACACGAGCGAAGGAGGAACGTTCGGTGTTGGCTGCGCGAGCAGCTGCAAGATCGGGTGATCTGCGACTGTCTCGACCTGGCCATCAGGCATCGGTCGACGGACAACAGGAACACCCTGGCTCCAGTTCCTGATGTACCAGTCCATGCCGATCGCGACGATGCTGTTTAGCATCAGGTCACCGGCCTGGTTCCTCCAGTTGAAACTTGAACCCGGGAGGTTACGTGTCAGGAGACTCCAAAAGTCGCCGTTACCTGTGCCAGTGAAATAGGACGTTTGGCGCTGGATCAGCGGCGGCGGAAGCAGCGCGGACGGTGATGCGGTTGCTTTTCCGAGAAGTTTGTCAAAGAGTCCCATATGACTATTGTGTTCCTATCATGTGCTAGACTGCACCCCACCCACCGCCACGACCGACGAGCTCGTCGTAGGCGTCAGTCAATGCGTCGACGATATCGTCATTCTTACCGAGCGGGAACGTCCGCATTTCGTCCAGGAGTTCGCGATTCCACGAAGCTGCAACCATGTAGACATTGCCACCAGCGACCTGACTCGCGAACGGTTCAGCGCGCACATCCTTCGATCCTGTCACCGGCAGGACTGTCACAGCACTACCATGCAACAGCCGGAGCATGTGCATCGCTTGACTCTTGCCAGCCTGACCAGGATCCTGCGGTAGTCGGATCCTGATGCCACGACCATCGAGAGCAGCTGTCTGCTTGATAATCTTATCCCGCTGATCGGTGTCGTACTGACCTCTCACGACATCGAGAATCCAGATGCGGCCATCCGTGTCACGGCCCATCTTCACGCCGACAGTATAGTCACCACTTCCAGCTGTCGCTGCAAGGTCCCAGGCGCGGGACATCTTCGCGCAGTTTGGCATGGCGCTCTCGATGACAATCCTGTCACTCTTGAAGAACGAACCCTCACGAGGTGTTGGATGTTGCTGGTACAAAGCACTCCACCCGTAGTCCCCGGAGTTCGCGACCATCACCTCTTTGATGCGTCCGAGTTCCTTGACGTCATAGCGCTCTGGCCACAAAGCTTCGCCAGGCATTCGACCGATTTGGTCCTTCTCCTCCGCGATGGCTGGCAGGTTGAGCACTGTCCATCGATGAGGTTCCGAACTGATTGCGCGAGCGGTGATGTCGTCGTGGTGCCACCTGGTCGAGACGATGATGAGAGCGCCCTTCGGTTCGAGCCTGGTGTAGAGGTCGTCCGTGTACCAGTCCCATGCTTTGTCACGATACAGGGAGGACTCTGCATCCTCACGAGATCGAATCGGATCATCGATAATGATGCGCTTAAAGCCGACACCGGTTGGAGGTGAACCCACACCACGCGCCATGAAGGTTCCGCCCTCCGGCAGTGACCATTCATCCTGTGCGGCGTTGTCCTTCGCGAGCTTTGTCCTGGACGAAACGATCTGTCTGGACTTTCTCGAGAAGCGTCTCGCGATGCGCTCATTGTAGCCAGTGACCAACACGTTCGCGCTCGGGTCCCGCTCGATGCAATAGGCGCCGTAGCGGACCGTGACTGTCTCTGTTTTACCGTGACGTGGCGGCATGTGGATCGCGAGTCTGTCGATCTCACCACGCTCCACAGCGTCAAGGTGTGAAGCGATGGCGATGAGATGCCGAGCCGTAAATGACCACCCATTCGGGAGAGTCTCTCGAAGGTAGTCGAGATAACAGACAGCCGTCTGTGCGCTAGTCTTCGTTTGGGCCTTCGCTGGCTGCGGACAGAAGTTGAACCGAGAAAGTTGCAATCTTCTCGTAGAGAGCTGCAATCTGCGCGGCGCTTTGTCCATTGATGTACCTCTCGCTTTGTGTCGTCCTGGCGATGACCTGAAGTGCTTTGAGATTGTCCTCGAGGACGGACGCCAGCAGATCATCAAGTGATACAGTCGGCGCCTTTACAGTCGTGACAGTTTCCGACGCGTCGGAAACAGGTTGTAGTTTTCCGACACTTGACGACATGCGATCACGAATCGTGATGATGGTCGTTCGTGGTAAACCATGAAGCCGAGAAACAACCGTCGGTGTCTGACCTGCCAATAAAGCAGCTTCGACCCGTGCGATTGTTTCCTCGTCGTAGATGTTTGGACGTGCCATGCTTCTATTCTGGCTCATCCTGGCGCACTCTGCGCCTATAGTGCAGCTGCCCGTGGCATAGATAGCACAACACCTGCACATCCTCCATCAGCTCACCACCGAGTCTGATGTAGGTGATGTGATGCACATCGAGCTTGTAGCCGTCCTCCTGTCGACGGCCACACTGCTCACATGTTCTACCGGATCGCTCGAGCGCCTTCGTGCGAATGTCCTGCCAGCGCTGACTCCGCATGTACTTGCGACGATAGTCGCGCCATGCCTCATCGATCTGATTGCTGGACGCTCCGATGGCCTTGAGCAGACTGTAGGTGTTTGACCATGGCTTTGCCATGATGCTCCTTACGATGTTGTCCGTGTCCATGTGATCTCATCCTTGACCGGGTGATCTTCGCCCCACATCCAGTCAGTCGCGAAAAGCGACTCAGGGTCCAGTGTGAGACCTTGTAGAGTCTTCGACTCATCACCCGTATGCATCATGAATGCCTCATAAAGGTCTGAGTATCGGATGTAGACATCATGGTCAAAGCACACGCGTGTGATTGGTTTGCCATGCATCAGGTGTTGAATAACTTCAGAGAACTTCATTCGATAACCGTCCAATCTCGCGCCAGGACATCATTGCCTGATAGTGTCGCGAAGCCCTTGCACCTCCACACGTTCGCGCCATCGAGCTCGTAGCGCATCAGTGCAGATTCCACCAGTTGAATCTTGAACCTGGCGCCATCACGCCACACAGGACGCCCTGCGCGCACATCTGTCATGATTGACTCGAAGCTCTTACGGCCACCATGATTGTTTTGTTTCTTCCCGACAGATTCCTGAAACTCCACACGCAGTGAAGGTTCGCTCATCATCCATCGATTTATCATCATTATTGGATAACCGACGACTTCGGCTGCTTTGCT